CTTTCTGTCGGCGAATAGTTGACATGGGACTCATGCTGCCATCGTCTTGAGGTTTATCCCCAGCAAATGGATCCTTGTCAAACTCAGCCTTTGTGGGATCAGTTAACGGGCTAGCTTGTCCATCTTCATTGTTGAACTCTTCCGCTAGGAACTTTTGCCAGTTGGCTTGTAGTTGATTGTGCAGTTGCTCAGCGAGAGGGTTGTTACCAACATGCGCAATACGTTGAGGCTCTTTGGGGCCGTTCCAAGTATATGTTTCCACATCAAGAGGTTCACCTTGATCATCAACTTCCTGGTGGCTGTGATCATAATCAGCAGTCTCTGCCATGTCTTCATGATCGCATTGGCAATCTTGATGTCCACAAGTATCACAAACTTCTTGATGATCGTCATGCATGTGACTGGCAATGGGTTGGCTGTCAGGAGCACTTACATAACCCACGGGCTTTTCCACACCTGCCAACGCCAGCAAACGTTGCAGCATGGCAGGATCATCTGTGCTGATGTTGCTGCTGCTGGTTGTTGATCCATCTTGACTGTTGACAGTCAATGTATATGTGGTTGTCATGTTAGTTTGCACCTTTTCGAGGTTGTAATTTTATTTTAGGTGCTGACTTCTTGTCTTGCCATGCACTTATGGTGGGTTGAGTTGCTGTGGTAAATGCATCATTTTGACTCAGCCAAGGAGCCAAGGGCATTTTGTCACTGGGTTTTTGCTGTGGCTTGGGAGTATCAAAGTGACTGTTGAAATCATCAGCTTGCACAGTATCACCTTGAGCTTTTTTCATATCCAACCATCCAAATAGCTGGCTGCCAGTGTCTACATGGCCAGGATCACGATTTTGACTGACATTGTTCAAATAAGCTAACAAACTTTTGTTGTAGTCGTCACCAAATGCTGCAGGATTAAGTGGTTGCTCTTGTTGCATGTACTCTCTATCAGTGCTCAAGTAAGCCTGGTGGTGTAGACCATCTGCTTGAGCTTGTTGAGTTACATCGCTTAACCATTCTTGATGTTCGGCGTAAAGCTGCTGCGGTTCCTGAGCGCCACGCACACGTAGATGTTTTTCATTCATGTTCAATGCGCTGCGCAAGTCTTGCAGTAATACATATGGACTCAATCGCACAGCCGTGGCCAAACGCACTTCGTAAATCTCACGATAGGGAATATCAAAAAAGTCCAAATCACTGTTTTGAATACGTTGCGGCGTGGTAATATCGCGCAAATCAAACTTTTTCAAAACTTCTTCCATGGTATCCATGTCCACATCGCTGGGTTTTTGTGCAAACCTCACAACATATTCATGAAGTTGATGACTTTCTTGCAAATAATCTTTCAGTGACTTCATAACTAGCTCCTATAGCCTGTTATTTATAAACGATTACGATTTATCTTGTGCTTTTTTAATACTGGCAATGATTTCATTGCGATCCATAACTAAATCACCACCTTTTATGGGATCTTGAGCAGGATCTTTCCTATTGGCATCTAGGCGCATTTTGTCAAGTTGCAGTTTTATTAGCTTGAGCTTCTTTTCCACTTTGCTGTTTTTGGCATCAACTGCAATTTTCAACATTGCTGCACTGCTGGAAAATATTTCTCCAGCCAGTCGAGTTTCCACGTTCATACCAAGATCCAAGAGTTGTTGATGTGCTGATATAGCCATGTCGCCTAGACTATCCATTTCTTGGTCATGCTCATCGAACCCATTGATTTTACTAAAGGTTTTTTCCAGATCCTGTGCTTTTTCCAAGGCACCCTCGATGTCCTCCTGAGTGGGTTGTTGGTAATCAGGCAAACCAAATGTTTCAGCAAGTTGCTTGGTCATGTTATTTGCGCTTTTTGCCTTTGGAGATATAAATTTGATCTTCAGTTAAAATTCTAAATGTCATACCATTTTGTTTGCAAAATGCCATGGCAGCAGCCCATTTGGCCATGTTGACAATTTGTGCTGCTTTGTCTTGTCGACTGCGAGCATGCTCAGCAAATACTTGGCTACGTGGTTTAACTTCCACAACTTCATGGCGTTTTTTACCATGGCCATCCTGATAAATGATCAAAAAATCTGGTATATATTGGCTGCGTTTGCCAGTAAGTGGATTTATATAGTTAATAGCTATGCTTTCACTGGCCCATTGTATCACACTGGGATGGTTGTCTAGGAAGTTCATAACTGTGTGTTCCCAGCTGCTGCGGAAGTGAACATTTTGTTTGCCAATAAGCTTTTCAGGATGTGTAGGAACAAAAGTTCCTTGGCTCCATTTCATGATGTGTAGCCCTGAATATTACCACGTAATAAAGGATTGTTTTGCCAGTTGGGTTGTGTGTTTGCTCGCACAACTCCTATTTGGCTGCTGCTGTCACGCAAACTGTTATACACTGCTGTAAATCTAGGATCTAACTGCCCAGTTTCTTCATTGTAAAGTTTATTGGGATCAACTGTGGTATTTTGTGCAACGTAATAGCTAGCACTGGAAATTAACGGCTCACTTACGCCATCAGGAACTCCTATTTTTTGGAATACCCCTTTGACTCTATTGTATATTTGACTGGTGATTTGAGCTGTGGTAACAAACGGAACATTTGTAGTCAGCCAGTTGCCTGCATTGCCGCTGTCTTTAACACGTTCACGTGTTTTACTATCCACCCAAGCATATGCACCACCCGGCCCAGCTGTTTGTATGTTATTGCTGGCAATATTAATAGGAGGAGTGTTTAGAGCAATTTGCTTGCGTATGTTTTTTGCTATGGTATCATTATATGCCATTTTATAATCCAAAAACCAAAATACCAAAAGGACTTATAACAGGACTGATATTAACTGCACCGCCAACAGCTCCTAACAAGGGAACATAGACACTTTGAGCAATGGGACTAGGACTGTATATCAAATCACTTTTTGGTTGGTTTGCACGAGGATTTGGTGGACCTTGGGCTAGACCAACACGCATGTCAAAATCAACTGGTTGTGGTGCCCCATTGACAGTGGCAGTCTCTGGACTAGCTGACGGTTCCACTGTTTTAAAGTCAAAACCTGCTTCGCGATAAACTTCTCGTGCTTCTGCGCCTGTGGGATTTTCATAAACAAGTGATTCATACTTGAAACTCATTGTTACTTCTGCCAAACCACTGTCACTGCTGTCAAAACTTCCCCAATCTATGCTGCTAATACGCGGACGCATGAGCTTGGTTACAACTGTGCCTTGCGCCCCTTTGCCATCACTTCCGCCAAACAGGCTCCAGATTTCAATACTATCAAAAAAGTTTCTTGCGCCTACTTGCGCACTTAAACCATACCCATACTGAATATTTTCAAAACTTTGTGGTAGTTGACTGCTAGCAGGAGCCAATCCATCTTGGTTATCTCGGCTTCGCGGATAAAGACTTTGGCTATCACCAAAGTAAAATCTAAAATAGTTGATCCAGAGATTCAAAGCGCGATTGTCACTTGTATCGTGTAACGTCATGGAAATATCGCGATATGTAACTTTGGTATAATTTTGTCGGCGTAGATTATATTGATTGTTTTCTTGAGTTGCTAACTCAACTTTGGGTCTATCAACTTTTTTAACCAAAAAACTCACAGCACGTTGATCTTCAAACCCATTGAGTTTTAAAGGGCTTGCAAACATGTTATCTACTTGCTGTAGAGTTTGGCTGCCAACATTGGGATTGAGATTGAACCGTACATAATACATGAACTTGTAGCGCGGCAACGCATACATTTTGTCGTTGGTTGCACGAGCAAAAAAGTTATTTGCATATGGTATAAAAGCTAACTGAGTGTCTTGATTTATTGGCATGGCTGTAATATTTAGTGACAAAAAAAGGGCTTGAAACCAAGCCCTTTTTGTTAAAACTTCCTGATTTAATTATGCACCAGCAAGGGCTTCAGTTACTGCGGAGGTTAGAACAGTGTCTTGTGTGGCATTGTCATAACGCAGGCTCAGTGTTATTTGCATAGGTTCACTGCTGCTGTAATCAAAAGTATCATAAGTGACGTTTTGCAAGTAACAACCTTCAAGATACCAAGCTTCCAACACACCAACGTTACCACCATCAAGTGTTTCAATCTTGGTTCTAAACTTGAACTGACTGGCAGTTGTAGCACTCGTTTGTGCAAAAAAGTTATGTTGTCTTTGTAGTTGGGCGCTGACCAAACGGCTAACAGCACTGGTAATATCATCTTGTATGGTTATTTCCACGTTTTGCCAAGTGGGTTTTTGAGGCACATACATGATGTTGTTGTAGCTGTGAATAGCTGTTTCACCAAACTGCACTTGTGGTCGCCCTGCGCTTTTAACTTGACGAGTTAGGTCTAAAGTTGGTCCCAAACCAGCAAAACGATCCATTGTAACACGGAAACGATACTTTAGCTTGGGCATGAGCATGCCAATACCATTAGTGCCAGGCACTAGGGGTACACCAAATCTGCTCAATGTGGGGGTGAATACCATTGTGATTCCTCCGATAATGTAAGATTATTTAGCGAAAATATTTTTTTGACAGATTGGGTTGAATGTTGCAGTATAAATATTTAAAATAAACTGTTGTATGCGAGAGTGCTATGGATCTAAAAACTTTTTTGAACTTGAGTTCCAGTAAAAAATGGCTTGTCACAGTCAAAAAAAATCCCACGTGGAAACAGCAGCTATCAGCAATATATCCCAGCATAGTCAACTTGAAAGAACAGATTTACTTATATTTTAATGATTTAGATAAACCACCAATCTGTTCTAATCCTT